TCCCATAACTGGATGTGGGGTGTGTTGCTGCTAGCAACTCACCCCTCTTGAGAGCATCAGCCTCCGATCAAACCAGAGCCAGAACGGCCTTCTGGGCGTCGATCTTCTTGCGAGTCACCCAAGAGGTGGACTCCATCGACGTAAGCGCACGGGCAGTGGGCGTGGCATCCCGGTAGTGGTCAAGGTACTCAACAACTGAGTGGTAGAGCGTCCAGCCGTTGTAACCAGCCTTGCCAGAATTTCGCTCGTTGTTCCAGATTGCACGAACGAGATTCGTGGTGTCCTCACGGTTGATCTTCTGCCGATCAGTCTCAGACGTGGCCTTCGGGAAGACGATGTCGAAGAAGCGATCCGCCTTGGCCGTACCCGGAGCGACCTGCACCTTCAGCATGTCCTCGGCGGCAGCCTTGAACGCATCAGCCCAATCCAGTGAAATCGCAAGAACCTCACGAGCGTCCTCAAGCGCAGCCTCCACGTTTGGAGTGTGCTTGGCCTTGAAGGTGGACCTAGCGGAACTGAGCGCCATCATGACCGTGTTCTCGCACACTGCACGCACGTTGCTGTTGGAGTAAATGATCGGCGTATGCCCATCGTGGCCCGAGTAAACCAGCAGGTTGCGAGCAACCTCGTCTGAGGCGCCAAGGGGGTCGATCACCAATGAACCGAGGTCAAGCGATGCAAAGAAGCGCTTTCCATCGTGCAGAACACCACAGGTGTCAACGACTGCCTCCTCTGAAGATGCGCCGACGATTGCAAGAGCGCGCTCAAGAACTTCTCGGTTCTGCTGCACCACATAGCGATTGCCCACAGTGGCAAGACCGTTGTAAGTGCCGTCGCCGTTGTCTCGGACGGTGGCCCGTGAATCCTCAATGAGGACAGGAGTGCCATCGCTGTTCATGATGACGTTTCCATCAGCATCGACCGCAGCAACTCGGGTAAGGCGAACAGTGAAATCTGCCTGAGCAGCCTCAAGCATTGCATCCACGTTCTGAAGGCCCTCCATGGGGACACCCAGAAGGTGCCAAGGGCGCTGATGATTCGAATAGGCGAACTTTGCGCCCTTATCAGTTACTTCGATGTTGTGTGACATTGTCGTACCTTTCAGTTGATTTTTTCCGACGAGGAAAACTTACTTCACCTCAAGTGGAAAGTCAAATTCAATTAAAACAAAGCTGAAGCTGCTCTCAGAAAGCAGTTGGGGTGCATCGGTCACTGGAAAACCGATGCACCCCATTGCCCGACACTGCATCAGGGCAGCGGAATGGAACGCAAACCCTGAGAGCAGTTATCAGATCAGGTGACGGACTGCCTGAGTGGGAATCCGTCGAATGACCATGAAGTTGCCGTTGTCGTCCTTCACCAGCGTTCCAACCTCAGTGAAACCCTTTGGCATCGCCAGAACGGCATCCGTGGTGCTGGTAGTGGTGACGGCGGCATCAGCGTTTGCCGTCTTCGTGTTACGACGCTTCTTCGCCTTGATGCCGCTGACCCAAGAGTCAGGAACGGTTGGATCGTAACGGTAAACGCCGATCTTGATGCGAGAGAACCCAGCCTTGCCCTTGAGCCCTGCAAGGGTCGTGTTGGCCAAAGTCCGGTCGATGTTGAGGTCGCGCACAAGGTCAGACGCAGTAACGTCAGTCCCTGTGTTCAACTTCATGTATCCGATGATGCGCTGACGTGCGCTATCGGGGTTTGTGATTGTCATTGTTTTTGCCTTTCGGTAAGTGAGCACTGGAACTGTATGCAATCGTTTGCATCAAGTCAAATTGCTCTCTGATGAAGCTCTCAGTTGGTACGCCCCCCGGGATTCGAACCCGGAACCGTCGGATTAAAAGTCCGCTGCTCTAACCAGTTGAGCTAGAGGCGCTTGGTGCGGGCGGTTGGGCTCGAACCCACAAGGTCGAAGACCGGGTATTGTTGGATAGAGTTTATGGGCTACTCGTCACACAAGATACTCGTACAAGAACGGGTTTTTTCTCAGGTTTCATTTCAGCGCCAACATTCGCATACTGAACGGTCGAAGTGATAAAGCCTCGCCCCACCTGAGCCTTCCTTGACTTTCCTTGCTACACCTTTCGCTTGCCCTCTGCTTACTTTCACCGGCTTGACAGGCCGGTTTCTCCAACAATGTGCGGGTGGTGGGACTCGAACCCACAAAGTCAAAGACCGGGAGATTTTAAGTCTCCTGCGTATGCCGATTCCGCCACACCCGCAAATAATCAAGATTTACCGCTTTGGGTTGGTGCCCTCGGCAGGATTCGAACCTGCGACCTGCGGATTAGAAGTCCGATGCTCTATCCACTGAGCTACGAGGGCAAGCCCTCATAGATTCCAAGGGGAACGGCCAGCCTCCTTGAAGAGGTGGTATGCCGCCTTGGCGTTACAGAGAGGATCTGACCACTGGGAAGGGGAGCATCCAACAGCAGTAAAACGTCGGTTGTGAAGCGGGAGCATCATCTGCCAGCACCCCGAAGCGCCAGATCGGTTGTACGCCGTAGGGGTATGACGACTCTCCCGCCACATGATGCGCTCGCCCCAAGCCCACTCCGACTGTGGCCAAACTCGCTTCATTGCATCAACGCATCCCTGTGGTGGGAAAACGACGTTGAGGACTTGCTCCTGCTGATCTGGGGTCAGCGACTTGAACAACTCAACCTCTTCCGGCGTGCAGGCCGCAGCGAATCCGATTGAGGCAACTAGCACTAGCAGTAACTTCTTCATTGAACCTCCAAATTGTTGTCGATGAACTGTACATAAATTTACAACTAGCGTCAATTACAGCTTGCCCATGTCTAAGAAGCCGCTCAGTAATTGCTGCGCAACGCTTGCTTCAGCTACTGAAATCCCACCGTCAGTTGCCGCATCGACCACATCTCTCTTTGATTCAATGATTTCATAAATCATCTCGTCAATCGTGTTTGCTGCAAGCAGATAGTGAGCAGTCACAGTGCCCTTCTGTCCAATTCTGTGGCAACGACTGTAAGTCTGATCAACATCAGCGGGTGTCCAAGGAAGCTCTACGAACACAACATCAGAAGCAGCAGTTAGGGTATGTCCCATCTTTGCAGCCTCCATGGATATGGCTATTACGCCAGCATTTGGATCTTCCTGAAACTTCTTTTTATGCTGTTCCACATCTTCAGTTTTCATGCCACCCTGAATCCTGAGGCCATCAAAGCTCTGAGCAACTGCCTGCACAACATCTCTGTGATGAGCGGCCACAACGACTTTTCTACCTTCTTCTCTAAGTTCATTGACGGATTCAATGACCGACTCCATCTTCGCTAAAGCCGCAAGTCTTCTGAGTACCGAAATTCGTACAAGCTGCTCTTGAGACTGGGCTGCCATCTTTGCGCGCACGGCTGCTGCAGTTGGCGAAACCCCAAGCTCTTCGGCTATTTCGATTGCCCTATTGACTACATACTTGATTATGTCAGACTCAGCTTTCTTGTATTCAGTAAGTTTTACGTCAAGGATGATTCTATTGTGCAGTACAGGAGGCAGATCCTCCAGTACGTCTTCTTTTCTCCGCCTGACCATGCACGACGAACGAAGCTTGTCATTCAACTCATCAAGATGCTTTGCCCCAGAAACGTTCCACCTTCCCCACTGGTCTTTGAAACCGGCGCAGTAGTAGCGCCAATAGCCGATCTTGCCGCCAAATTCGTCAAGCCGACCAAGTATCTGCAACTGGGGCGCAAACTCTGCTGGCCTATTCGTGATCGGAGTTCCTGTCAGGCAGATCACAACGTCGGATTTCTTTGCCATCTTTATGGCCGCTTTAGTTCGTTTCGCTTGAAAGTTCTTAAATGCATGCGATTCATCAAATACATATCCAGCAAAGCCGAGTAATTCGTCCTTGTAGTGATCAAGATTCGAGTTACCGATAATTAACACTTCAGCTTCTTCGGGCAAGCCTTTGCGGTTCTTTACAACCTCAACGTTTCGCTCAGGCAACCATTTCTTGTACTCCGCCAACCAGTTCAGCGTTAAACTTGGCGGGCAGACAACGAGTGCAGGGTAAGACCCCAAATGCTCTATCGCTGCAATTGCCGTGATGCTTTTACCCAGTCCCATGTCATCGCATATGAATGTGCGCCTAGCCTTCTCAACGTACTTGACAGCAACCTGCTGATGAGGGCGCAATGGTATGGCTCCAACGGGAAAATCCGCAGATTTAGATGAAGACAGTTCAATCATCTGAAGTGAACCATCGTCATCAATGCGCGACAGTTTTCTTGCCTCTTCGTCAACATTGAGGTTGAAGTCGTCTGCAAATGTTATTGCGGGAGCAAGACTGGACCTAGGGGCAACCCAAGCCCCCTTGTCTGGATCCCTGACAACTCCGGGTATTTGTTTTACTGCAGCTATTGCAACCCTATCGTATGGGACGTGGATGAGTACCTGAGAGTCAACCAACTCCAGTTTCGACTGGGGGGCTTCGGGTAGTTGGATGGCGCTCAGTTCACTGTCAATCTGAAAGGACCACTTGCGGGCAAACTGAATCGCCTCGGGGAGACTGGAAACTGGAGCGATCCAGATTTTCCTGACGGAGTTCCAGCGAGCGCGAGGTATTTTCTTTACTTCAGCAACTTGCTGCTTGTCATATGGGAAATCTAATACGATTTCGCCTGAAACGACCGATAACCGTGAGGTCATTCGCACAATCTAGATGCCTGAGCGAAAAAGTCAAAACTAAAAATCCGTCTACCTGCGGGGACCGCCGAATTTCCAGTTATTTGTAAAGTGATCAGCTATTTCTTGCGGAGAAAAACCTGCCTGCCTGAGCTTTCTCATTGCAACGGCTTCTCGTCTTCTCACTTCCGGCCAAGGAGTTTCAAGCATTCCTGAAGCCTCATCAGGGCCAAGGTACTCCCCATCCCTGTTGCGCATGTATCTCACGCCGAGGACCAGTGCTTCCTCGCGCGTCAATGCGTCCTCCGGGTTTCCACGAGAATCTTCGCGTCCACGAGGGAGTATTGAAGGCGCAGAACTGTCAAGACGGCCATCAGGCCTCATCATTGAATTTGGCCTTAGCGCGTCCGGGGGGCAGGGAGCTTCTCTTGAGGTGCCTTCCCAGCAAACTTGATCTAAATCCCCGTCTACTACCGGCTCGTCGCGACCACCTATTGGCCTGCCAACAACCTTGACCTTGTAGTTGTAGAGATGCACGAATTAATGATACATGAGTAAAACTAAAAACATGCAAACTTCAGTCCCGCTTCTTTTAAGTGGGGCGTAGCCCCGCCCTTCTTCTTAAGGTCGCGAAAGAAGCAAGAGCCCCGCCCCCTCCGGGGGCTTTAGAAGAGAAGAAAGCCCCGCCCCCGCCGGGGGCTGTAGAAGAAGC